GCGTGCTTTAACGTTAGCATAACGGGGAAGTCTTGCGAGCAACTTACGCTTTCTTCTCCTCAAGCTTCACAGTTCTCTTTCTGCGGAGCTCGGCTTTAACTGCTGGGGATTTAACTGATGGTTTTCCAGCAGAGGCTCGGACTTGGCGCTTCCGAGTGCGCTTTTTCTGCGGCGAGGGTTCAGATGCTTCCACCTCTGCGGAGACGGTGGCCGGTTTTGGCTCTGGTTTCCGTTCCTCTTCGTCATCTCCAGATCGTGAAGGCACAATCGTTTCGTCAACCACGACCGCAAACTGGGAAGGTGTTGCTGGTCGGGGCTCAGCGCATAGTGGAGCTGAAAGGAGTTCCTCGGTCGAGTCGGCCCCATCCAACCACTGGTTGAATTGACCTCTGTCGAATTCTGGGAACTGATCAGCAAACTCCACGTCCATCCAGCCGTCAACATTTCTGTTGGGGAACTGGACGGAAGCGTCGAATTTAGACCACCATGAACCGATTCCAGAAATAGCTCTGGGGCGATGGGATGACAGCAGAAGCAGTTTCTTGCAAAGCTGGCCGATAACGGGTGTGTTGCCATCCGTTGCCACGTATGACGTGGCTTTCTCGGCGAACTTTTGCTCAGGCGTGATGTTAGCAGGGAGGCGTACCGTAGTATGGAATTTCGAGAGCTGCCTCTTGACGTCACACATACTATCAGGCAATCCGTACCAAACAGACGGCGAGTAGTAGCGTGCCAAGAAGTTGACTCCTCTGTCCCCTCGGCGAACAACTTGTGCCTCCAGGATGAGTCCGGTGGCTCGGGAAGCCCACTCGTGTGACTCGACGGGCAAATTGCCGTCGAGACCATCGTCACCGAGATGGACTCCCAAGGCATCGAATGCTTCCTGGGGGTTATAGGTCGCACCGTTTTCACGGGCTGTGTGCCTGAATGCAAGATAGGCATTGAAGCCTGCACGCAGAGTTTGGAAGAGGCTGGTGGCGGAGCAGCCTGATCCATGCGACGGTCCTTGATCGAATGTGGTTCCATGGGGCAACGTTCCCTTGTTGTCAACATTCGTCTTGAGGATTTCATTCAACTTAGCAGTGTGGTTTGCAAAGGCCTTCATACAGACCACACGATCGACCCGGCGTAAGACATAGGATACAGTGCCGTCCATGCGGTGGTAATCCGAGATGTTCACGAAGTCTGATTCCGTGCATATCTCAGCCACACGCTGTGCGATCTCCAGGGGCGTCTTGCCGGGGCCATACCACTTGAACTGCTTCATGTGTTCGGAGAGTGCCAACGCGAACGTAGCCATATCAAGCTTGTCAGCATCATTATAGGTAGAAATGTTCCTCGGGTCTTTGACGTCGGGGTACGCTTCCGCCTTAATGAAGCATTTCAAGACTAGCTTGCGTATGTGTCCGGTTAGTACCGCCTTTGCAATCGACAGTTGCTGGGTACTGCTAGTCTGCTTCGCATTTACCACTTCGAAGCAGACCGGTTCAAGGTGCACATCATGCATGATGAGTGTCGCAAACTCATCCATGCAGCGGTCACGGAAATTGTTCGGTTTTGGTTCGGGCTTCCTGAGGTTAGTAATGCGCCCCTTGACGCATGCTTCCTCCCCAGCCTTATTCGCCACCGGTGCGAATGCTCCGTGAACGATTGGACTCATAAATGCCTGGAGCTTCGGCCGCGCTTCAGCATCAAACTCACGTGGTTTGTACTGATATGCTCGGACTCCTTGCTCAACAGGATACACGGTAAAACGTGCCCTCGCGCCACATCGGCGGTGGTAGTCAGTAAGGACAGCCGATGATGGCCGGTCCTTGACCCAACTCGCTGTTGTAGGCAGCATAAGGTTCGTTGTACCTAAGCGGGCAACGGTTGCTATCGCGTCATCATCTGCGAGGCTGACGGTTGCACACAGTGCAGCTCCCGGCCGCGCTGTAGTCACCATCATCTCCCCGGAGGCTGACATGACATTAAACCTCACAAACTTTTCTCCGCTTGTCCCAACCATGATTGGTTCAAACCGTTCGAGTTCCTTCGTCTCCAAGAGGTACACTGCCAATAAGGCTGCGACCCCTTCAAAGACCCGTATGGGCGCCAGTAGAATCATCTGCCGGTGTTTGCCGATTTGCTTTCGCTCAGCGGCATAAGCGACTGCTCGTGTTGGAATGCCACACGTCCGTTCCGCTACAAGAAACGAATCGGACGCATAGTTCCATAACATATGCGAGTAGCCGCCCCCTCCAGCGACGTTCGTCGTCAACGATCCATCCTCTTCAAACCTGAATGAGGTGTCATCGTCTCCGTTGGACGTCGCTTCTTCGGGGACTACGGTATAGAGGAGAACGGGCTTGGCTTCAGCGACCAGCAACTGCGGCATGTCGACGTAATAGTCAACATCACACAAGAAGCGGATGTCGCGTTCACCAGGCCTATCGTTGCGATTGTCCGCATTGACATCCTTCGTCCAGTACCACCTGCGAGTTCCTTTCATGCCACGACGCTGGTCTGTCTTCGACATCCCAATGACAAACAAGTCAGCTCCGCAATATTGCGCAACATTCATTGCAAGTCTCGTGGCGGCGGTCCTCAAGCTGGCGGCACTTGCGTGCGTGTGGCCAGGTGTACCATCAACCTGCTCCACATTGGTATGTGCGAAGGCATCGCGAACCACATCCGACTCAATTGTCGGGCGCTCAGCTAGCCATTCGCACAGATCCGATGCGCAATCGCGCAATGCGGACCTCTTCGCATAGACAAATGTCACGGAGGCCACAGCCCCCGCAACAAAAGCGAACATTTTCACTCGTCTAAACGGCGACATAGTC